CTATTTTAAGTGAAGCTTCAAAATAATCTTTTAATATTCTTTTTGGTGTATTTTTTTGGCTGTCTTGTCTTGTCACTTTACTGTCAATATTACTTATTTTTTGTCTTGACACACCACCAAGTCGACCTGCTGAATGTAATCTTGCTAGATTTTCTTTACTGTAATTTGATGTTATAACATCACCTATTCTTAGTCTTATCAGCGGAGAAGCAGTTGGCATTTGTGTAAAAGGATAAGCTTTTCTTGTATCTCCAATTCTTATGCCTTTTGACCATTGAGGATAGACCATAGATACTAGTTTATTTATTTGGTACCACATTAAATCATGATCATCTTGATTGTATGCAACTAAAGAAAAAGTAGTATTTATTGTTCTTGTAGTTTTTACATAGTGTTTTACATCATCAATCCTACCGTAACCTGTAGATGTCGTATATTCAGGACTAAAGCTATCTGAAATTGTATCGATAAATGCGTGGAAACCTAATAACTCATTTGTTCTTAAATCATGAAAATAAAAAGGCATATACTCGTTATCTAAATGTTCTTCAACCAGCTTTTGAATTTCTGGAGACAGTCTTTTTTGATCTACATTTAATCGACCTTCATCAGAATCATCAAAATTTTGTTTTAATTTTCTATTTTGTAAAGCAACTTTTTTAATATAGGTATTTGTCTTAAGTAATTGTGGGAGTGCTGTAATTGAAAATGTATTGTTTCCTGGATTTCGTGAATCTTCCTCTTTCCAGAGATATTTTGAATATAAATCTCCTATAATTTCATCTTTACTGTTTTTCTTTTTGTTTACATTATCTAAAGTTTGAATTTCTTTCTTGACACTTACTTTACTTCGTTCTTCAGAAAATCTATTTGAAAAGTCAATACCTTGCTTTTTTTGAAGTGCTATATTTCTTTTTCTTCGCCATACCATTCTACCGATATGCATTCGTTCTATTATAAATTTAAAATAATATTGACTAAATTCTACAAATGCCTTGTCAGCAAAGTTTTCAATTGAATCCTCTTTAGCACGATACAATATCTCCTTATGCCAATAAGACTCTTTTTGAAACTTTCTTATTAACAAAGAAATTCTATTGTGCTCAATCTTGGATAGCGAGAAAATATTGTCTGCAATATTGTTTAATATTAAGGTTAAAAAGTTATTAGGTTCTGTTAGACCTAATTTAAAATTTAATCCTCCAGTTTTAATAATATTATTTTTAATCAAATCATCAAGTTTAGGATCTGTATTTATAAATTCATTTAATCCTACAAGAAAGTAAGCGATAGGTTCAAAATTTTGTTGTTGTGTAATAGAAGATACTGATGTATTAAATTTAGGATAGTTTAATAAATCATAAAAATAAGTATAAAATACGTTTTTACCAATTTCATCCTGCGTCTTAATAATAAGTTCAGCTACTATAACATACAATACAGATTCTAAAATATAATCTAAAATAAAGTTAAATTTTATTAAATCTATACCGTTAAGCGAAAAAACACCTATAGAGTTTACATCAAATCCAGCAAGAATTTCTAATTCTTCTGCATATACTTTTCTTTGATTCGCGTCATCAGTAAATATTGTATTGAACTGGTTGTAATATTCATTATAAGTGGCATAGTTTTCTCTAGATCCAAATGCTGTATTGTAAAGCTTATATTCTTCATCAAAGCTAACAGATGCATTATTACTATTGTTTAAACCTAAAAGTGGTAAATTTACTGCTGTTGAGCCTTTTAGACCTCCCGATGTTCTTAAAGATTCAAAGTTATCAAATGAACGAATTTGATCATTTGTTGCAGTTGCAGCATCTATTCTCTCTACAGTAACTGTACCGTTTTCTTCTGCAGACTTTTTTGTTATTGAACCATCTGGATTAAGAACATATTTATTAGATGACATATTTTATCCTTTAATAACAGGTTTATTGTTTAAATATTCGTCTAGATTAATATTCTCACTTTTGTTTTTTATAGACTCTTGATTAACTCTGCTTTCAAGAAGGTTTGTTATATTATCTAATCGTTTTTCTGTTTTAACTTCTATAAACTTTTTTGCATCATCAATATCTATATTAAGCTTTTTTGCATAGATTTCAGCAAATGCATCTAGAAGCTTATTGTCTTTTAGTAGAGATATAGCTTGGTTTTTTATTAAAGTCTTATCCATAATTATTCCTTACGTTAAACTAGAACCTTGAATACGACCGAGTCCAGAATCAATAACAGTTCCATCAGCTAAAGTTGCACGACCATTTTTTCTTTGCGTTGCTTTTCTAATTATATCATTATCCAAAACAACTTCTGTTAGTGTATTACCATCAACTTGCATAAATATTCTAATTTCAGAAGGACCTCCTCCTACAGCTGCTGCGGCTGGTGCACCTGTAAGTGCTGATACTACTCCTTGTATTCCTTCTAATGCAGCATTAGCAGCGTTTCCTGCATATGCAATCGCACCAATAATAGGACCGCCTGTCTTAGCTGCAACCCCTTGATCACCAACTGCAGTTTGTTCTACTTTGTAATTACCGTCGGGCTTTTGCTGTAGAAATCCTAAATTGTTGGCACCTGCCATGTTAGAAGCATAATCCTCAACTTTACCTATTTCTAACGTAATATTTCTTGATGATGAGTATTTTTTCAAAACATTAAGTGATTCTTTAATGTAGTCATCATAATCAGTAAAAGCCAAACTATCTCTTTTTTGCATGTTTAATTCTACAATTTCTGCAAGTTTTGAAGAAATGCCTTGGAGCTCTTTTCTTTCTAAAGCTGTAGTTGATTGTTTATTTATGTTTTTTTCTACAATTGCTTGTAATTGTCCAACTGCTCTTGATTGCTCTAAATCAAACCCTTCAGTTAGCTTTGCAACTAAATTTTTATCAATATCTGATATGTCCAGGCCTAAATTTTTTGCCATTTTTCTTTCTTCAGCAGCTTCTTCTTGCCCAGTACTTGTGGAGAATAAAGCAGCGCCTAATGCAGTGCCTTCAAGCTTTTTTGATACTGCATTCCAAGCTGTACTAACTATAGTTGTTACAGCATCGTATACAAATTTAAAAATTGGCTTACTTAACTTAAACAAAGAAGGTAAAATTTTATCAACAATTGTATCAAATATGTCTGTTAAACCTTTAACCATTGCAGCTCCATCATCTTCGCTAATGCTAAAAAGCTTACTAAAAGTGTTTGCTAATGCATTATTGCCAGAAGTAATATCTGAATCAAGCCAATTGACCAAATCTTCTAAAGTAGTTGCAAAAACATTTATTAATCCTGGGCCAATTGATGTAAGCGCTTTAAGTAGTTGACCTACAATTTTACCACCTGATTTCATTAAAGTTCCAGCAAAGTTATTGCCTTTATTAAAACTAGCAAAAGAAAATATCTTGACTGCTTTTTCACTAAATTCTTTTTGTAATTTAGCTAAGTTTTCTTTGCCTGAAAAAACTCTGCCTAAAAAGCTGCCAATATCAATTGTAAATTTTTCAAATGTGCCTTTAAACCTATTAGCATCTAGTAAACCTTTTTTCTTTTTACCATCACCAACCATATCTTCTAAGACATCTGTAAAAGGCCTGAAGGCTTTCATCAATGCAGACTTAGTTCCCTTAGAAACCTTTAAACCAGCGACAAAGAAATCTTGAAATCTTTTTGAAACTCTCAATAAAATAGGTGATAATCCTGATGCTGCCTTCATAGATTCTAAAACACCGTTTGTAAAGTTTTTAAATATATTATCACCCTGAAGTGTTTTTTGTATTTCCTTTAAAGATCCACTCATTAGTTTTAGATTTTTTATTTGCTGTTGCGTTGGATCATCTTCTTTCATTTTCTTTTGAATATCTGAATATGACATACCCAATGTACGATAATTCATTGTCATCTTTAGCTGTTGATCAGTTAAACCTGTTTGTTGAGACATAATAGCTTTTTCGTGACGATTTAAATCATCAAAAGCTCGACCTGTTGAAAGCATTGCATCTCTAAACTGTTCAATAATTTCTTCAGGCTTTTCTGCTCTTAAAAGCTGCAAGGCATCTAAATTCATACCAAATGTTTGAGAAAGCATTGCTGCTGATTGTGCAGCTGATTCAAACGTATCCATTTTACTAAATACTGCTTTTGCTGCTTCCATATCAACGCCTAATTGAGTTAGTCTGGCAGAAGTTTGCATAAGTTCTTTATCTGACAAATGGCCAAAGTTTGTAATATCTTTTCTTAATTTAAGAAAGTTTAAAGAAAGTTTTTTTCTATCTATACCAAATTCATTTGCAACATTATTGTTAGCAACAGTAAATCTGTCAAGAACTGCAAATATACTTTCACCATTTTTAACTGCTTCAGCTGTTACATATGAAACATCTTTAGCAGACATACCGAGACTTTCTCTCGCTTGTGTATAATGAGTAATATTTCTTGCAATAGATCCTCCAGCAACATCAGCTAGAATTTCCATATCTTTAAACGCCTGTCCTGATAGCTGTATTGCTTTTGCCAAGCCGTCTGATCCATACCCAAACATTTTGACTAAATCGCTTGTAGGATCCATAAATTTGTCTAACGACATTGCAGAAGATGTTGACATGTCTTTAATTGATTTTCCTAGACCATCATTAACATCCACAAATTCCTTAACAGCTTCAACTGCGCTACCAATTTTTTCAACAATTTCTCTTCTAAAAGTGTGTCCTATTTTTGCTGTTGACTTCATAATTTGCAAGGGTAAACCTATCATAGTTTTAGCAAATTGTGTGCCAATTTTTATTCCTATTTTAAATATTGAAAACATTCCTTTAAACAAACTACTTGCAACGGAAATAAGAGGATTCATAGACATAAAAGATTTTGTGATACCACCTATTGACCCTATTGCTGATTTACCTATACCTAATAAGCTTGTAAAACCTTTTGACAAAAAACCAAAAGCACCTTTTGCAATACTTCCAATACCACCTAGCATCTTGCCAAATCCACTAAAAATACTTGAATTGCCTTTTTGTGCATTCTTGAGATTTTTAACAGCTGCAGCTGCTGCGTTTGTTTCTTTTGTAAATATTTTTACGCTATCTATTGCTGCATATAGTTCTTTGCATATTTTTTCTATAGTGACTGATATTTTTTCGTAATTATTGTGAACTTTGTCTAATGCTTCATTAATTTTTTCTGTAAAGTTTAATTGGTTTTCTGACATATCTTTGTCATTGCCAATTTTTTCTTTTGCTAGTTCATTAAACTCTCTTATGAGATCATTTTGCTTCTTTTGAGACTTAGCTGCGCCTTCAGTCGCTTGTGACATTTGAGAAATTGCAGCTGCTGCTGCTTTTGCTATACCAGCTTGATCTGTTGCCATTTTAATCTCATCCTAACAAAGCTTATACATAAAATTATATTTAAAAACCTTTTCTAAATATGTTACTATTGTTATTACTATTAGAAGAATTTGTTGTGTTTCTATTATTTATTTGTTCTCGTTCTTTTTCGTTTTCTTCCTTGAGTTTGTATATAAACCATAAACGTTTCCAAACAGGCAACTTATAAGCATCAAGATAAGTAAAGTTTGCATGCTTTATCAACACATAAAGTTGTTCTAGAATAATTGTTTTATTTTCAGGCGTCAGGCCAAAAAAATGAAGCGCCAATTGGTAAGTCAACCTCGCTTTCTTCGTGACAATGTGTACAAGTCATATGTGATTTCATGTCAACGCCAGGTTCATGATTATCCAAAAACTTCCTAAGTGCTAAAGAATCTCTAACAGGCATATTTCTTACAAACATCGAAATCTTATTCTTATCTGTAATATCACCTACAGCGAGAATTGATCGATTTAATCTATCTGTAATTGCACTTTCTGTATTGAGACCGCTCTTTTTCTTTCTCTCAGAAATAATCATCATTTCTTTTTCGTCTTTACCTGTTAAAAACTTAACTTTAACTGCCTTTTTTGTTACAGGCAAGACAACTTCAAATTCGTTTACTCCAGTTTCAACAGGATCGACGCCTAGTCGTTTAATTGAAAGTGTAGATAAATCAAAAGTAGCTTTGTTTGTTTTCCCACATTCAGGACAAGATATCTCTAAGGAATAATCTGCACCATAACCAGTAATTCTCAATGCAATTAAAAGAGCATTTCTATCACCTGAAATTAAATCATCTGGATCAATGCTTTTGTCTACAAGACAACTTTGAATTAACTTACTAATCACTGTTCCATTTTTAATATAAGCTCTAGAAGTTAAAATATCTTCTTCTTTTGCAGTCATTGGCTTGATATCTAAAGTTTCTTGACCAAAAAGTGAACCTTCTGTTTTGTAAATAACTCCTCTAGAAGGCAAAGGTACAGATTCAACTGGAATTTCGATTCCAAAATCATCTAACATCACATTAGACTTTTTAATAGGACTTGCATCGGTAACTTGTGCAGGATTAATAGGCTCATCTAAGTTATTCATGTATTATAATTCTCCATACTATATAGTAGTATTTATTATATTAACAGAATTATCAGACGTAAACTCTTTAATATTATTTAAGAGTTTATTAATATCTAAAACTACAGTATTGTTAGATCCAATATCAAATAAAGAGAAACTAATTTCTCCAAAAATTATACTGTTAACATAATTAAATTCTGATTGTTTATCTAAATCTGCAATATCTACATAAACTGAAAAGTCTTTGATCATTCCTTCGTCTACAAAACTTTGAAGTAAAGTTTCTAATGATAGCAATAAAATAGATTTAGTATTAAATAGTGAAGTACTCTTGCTATTGTTAGCAAATAACAAACTATTACCTTGAAATATTGGTTCTCTAGTCAGTAAATTTCTTAATTCTCTAATTATTCTTTGTTTTATTCTAACATTATGAAATAATTTCATAACACTTTTGTTATTTTTAGCTGTTGTATTGCCTGATAGTAATTTTAATTGTCTATTTGAAGACATAATACCAACTGGATTAATAGCAACATCATACTCTTTTGTTCTTTCAATTAAACTATCAAATTTATTATTGTTATAGATATAGTGTTTATTAATTACAGTATCAAACGATATAAAAGTTGGATATTCTAATTCATCGCTATCAATAGGCTCTTGTTCTGTCTTAAGTGATATAGCATTTATAGCTAAAACGCTAGAAGGTAGTATAAATTTTTCGCTAGTATTGTCAGATGCTTTAATACTATTTAAAACAAATAATCCATATTCAGAATGAAAATTATGCAGCATAAAATTATTAATCGTTAAATCTGAAGCTTGTGATGACATATAATACAAATCATCTCTTTCATCCTGATAATTGTCTGGGCGGTTGTTTTTATTATTGAACAGTACTGGATCTACTAAATAAGAATCAATACTTTGATAATTACCATTTAATGAATTATTATTGAAAACTCTTTCAGGCACGTCAGCAACAAATGTAAACTGTTTATCGTTTGCTTTCTGCAAGACTTTTTTAAGCAATTCAATATGAGATATACCTGGCATAGAAAAGATATCGCAGCGATAATTTTCATCATCGATAACGATGCTCGAAGCTAAGTCATAAGAATCATATATTTGACCTTGAGTTTTATTTGCAATTTCTCCTTCTAGTTCTCTAATAATTGAGATTCCATGATTATCTCTCTTGTAGCTATCAAGAATATTTAAACCATCAAAGCCACCATAAGTCATTAGATCAAAATGAAGAAATTTACCATGAGGTGAATCACCTAATGTCGATGAAGCCATTAACTCATCTATATTTACATATTTATAGATGCTATTACTAACGTTTGATATATTGGCTATACTTCTTCCATCTCTTTGATAAAAAGAAAAGTCCCACATACTTTTAATTGTGTCTTCGTTATAAGCATACAAAACTTTTTCTAAGTGAAAAAATGAATTATGTGTATCTGTAGTATTATCAGTTAAATCTTCTACCCATATATTTTTGCTAGAATCTGTGTAATCATTTTTAAAATAGATTGAATAATCTAGTACGCTAATATTATTGTTTTCTACACGTTTACTAAAAACATCAAACAGAAAATTAGTATTTTGCCCTGATACTTTGACGTTTTTTATTATAGTTTTCTTAACATTATCAAACAATACTCCCCAATGTCTATCACCAAACTTAAACTTATTTTGATCTGTAGATAGTAGTGAATGGTTGCCAACATAATTTATTGGATTTTGTATAATCGGATACGTAAAAGTATTTGGAGTATCTAATAGATCCTTATTTACATTAAGCCTTGGATAGGGCATAAAACCACAAGGCATTAAATTTGAATTAATTATACCATCTTCAACGTCATTAGTAACTTCTACATAAACAAAATTATTTGTCTTGCGGTAGTTTCCTGTGTTTTCAACCTTTTTTGTATTTGTATTATAAAAATCACGCTCAGTACCGATTATGTTGCAAATATAATTTTTATCATGTGGATTTAAATTGATATTTCTAAAACTTTCTTTTTTAACATAAACATTGTTTTCAACTAAAAATAAGTCAATGTCAAATATTGACCATCTTTCTGAATTGTTGATTGAATTAAAATCACCTTTTCTTCTAGGCATAATTCTAAATCTTATATTATTACCTGAGACTCCGTCACTATACGCATGAAATCTAAATAATTTTTCACATGAATTATGTAATCCAGCTTTGCTTTCATCACTCAAGCCGCTTCTATTGACAGGCTGTGATACTATCCAAGGGGTCTTAGCTTTTTTAAAAGAAGAAGTAAAGTCTTCATATTCTAAGTTAATATTATCTTTACTTTTCAATAACAAATGTTTAATTTCAGTTTCAACATCAACTTTATTAAAAGAATTTAAATTTCTATACTTTGAATATACGTAATGCCCTTTATCCAATATCCACTCTAAGTCTGTATTTAATACATCTGCTTCAAATCCTTGTCTTAAACTAATATTATTATAGAACTTTAAAACGTTTTTTGACGAATCTTTAAGACCTTGAATATAAATCATGGGCTTTTTGATTGTTGTTGTTTGACCACCTAAAAATGCTGCAGCCGAATTTAACTTTGTAGAAAGCTCTTTCTTTTTTGAAATTATATTTATATCATCGACCTTGTTGTTTTGAAGATATAAAGCAATCCCGTGAGATGGCATTATAAAATCAGTAATCATTCCTGCTTTATCATCTGTAATATTTAGTTGATTCAGGTAATCTGTATAAGGTGATACGACATTTGTTTCTGAAATTGGTTTTACTACTGTTGTTAAAAAATGTACTATACCATTGCTACCACCACTATTGGTAAAACTACTTTCGCCTTTAACAACATTATTTACGCTTCCGCTTAGAACAAGATCACCAACCTTAAAACCTGGGTCACTGCTTTCTAAAGAACCTAAAACTCTTACGTAACTAACTTGATTCTTTCCATTTTCCAGCCATATCCTAGCAGCTATTGGACCTGGATCTGTTTTTTGTGAATCAAAGTCACCAAAAACATTTTCCCAAGTATTTAAAATATTGTTATCACTGTTAAAGGATCTTACTTGCTGCGGTACAAAAGCCGGTCCTTGTTGTGAAGTGCCTACAATACAAAGCGTTTCATCTGTAAGCGAAACATTATTTTCTTCTTTGAATACAAAAGGAGTGTTAATATTAGCGCTTATTTGACTCTTAATTACATTAGACATTTAATATCCTGTTTTTGTTCTTATATGATATTATTTATTTAATAAGAACAAAAACAGGATTTTTTAATTAATATTGAAGAACACAATTATCAAAGCGAAGAGTTAAAGAGATGTCTGTTGGCTCTTCGCCATCATAAGAAAGATCTCCAAAGTTTGCATTAGTTAAAAACGCACCTTTGATGTCCCATAATTCTACAACAGTTCCAACTGGATCAAGCATCTTAAGCTGGCAGTCTCTCTTATAGAAATCTGCATAACCTGCTCTACCACTAACTGATTCATAGTGTGTACGAATCCATTCCATAACCTGTTGAGCTCCACTAGGTGCAATCGGATCATGCAAAGTAATTGACATTGTATCAAATGTCATTTTGCCTGCAATATATCGTTTAGCATTAATAAAGTTAATCTCTTGCTCACCAATTGTAAACGAAGGACGTGCAGCAGTTTTAAGGATAAAGGCATCAATACCCTCAATTGCGAAAATCCAGCGATTCTTTC